GCTAAAACTGGTGCAGCTCATAATACTACATCCGCAGGAACTTTTGACCTTGATACTGATTCTAATGGACGTTGGTCTGTTGAGAAGTTCAAAGGTTTGATGTTCCAGATTGAACGTGAAGCTAACGCAATTGCTAAAGACACTCGCCGAGGTAAAGGTAATGTCTTGATTACATCTTCTGATGTAGCATCCGCATTGGCTATGGCCGGTCAACTTTCCGGAGCACCTTCTGGAAACGATTTTGACCCAGATGACACAGGTTCAACTATGGTTGGAACTCTTAATGGTCGATTTAAAGTCTATGTTGATCCATATGCACCATCCGCTGCAACTAACTATTTCACAGTTGGTTACAAAGGTTCAAGTGCTTATGACGCCGGACTTTTCTATTGTCCTTATGTTCCATTACAGATGGTTCGTGCAGTTGGTGAGAACTCATTTCAACCGAAAATTGGTTTCAAGACTCGTTATGGTCTGGTTTCCAATCCTTTCGCAAACGAAACTGGATCCGCAAATAACGGAGCCGGTGATGGTTCACTTACTGCTAACGCTAACCGCTATTACAGGCACGTTATCGTTGCAAACCTTATGTAATCCTTTATCTAAGGATGAACTTAAAGAAGGGTGGACTTTTGTTCACCCTTTTTTTTGTGCTTATTGACATTACTAAATATTAGTGTATAATGGAGGTAGTGAAATGTTTGAAGGTGATGATGCTCAAGGAATTGATAAGGTTTTTGTACTAGGGAATGGTCCCAGTAGAGCAAATATTGATCCATCAAAATTAGATGGAACAGTTATAGGATGTAATGCTTGTTATAGAGACTTTAATCCTGATGTGATTTGTGCTATGGATGCTGGAATAATAAGTGAAATTATTGATTCAGGATTTGATGGAGATTGTTATTTTACACATAATTCTTGGAATTTACTTCCCGCAGAATCTTATGATGGTTTAAAATATGGACTAGATGGAAATGAGATTGAAACATACAGAAGGTTTGATGATGAACATTTTGTATATATTTCAGGACTAGACAAAAACTGTTCTGAAGGTGAAAATTATATTATTTGGTTAAGAAAAGGTAAAGAAGACAAAATTAAAAATATAGGTACTGAAGTAATGGGGTGGTCTACAGGAACTTCAGCTTTACATATTGCGTGTCGAGATTTTACTTGTAATGATTATGAAAAAGTTTATCTATTAGGTTTTGATCACCATGTAGACTATTATGCTAATCTCTATACTGATACAGCACATTATTTCAGTAGAGATAGGAATATGAGGGGTGAATATAATAAATGGGATGAACAAATTCTTAAAGTAATTAAAGAACATCCAGCATTACAGTTTATTTGGGTTAATTATCTAGGAGATAATTTACCAAATCTACCAAATTTATTTTCAAAAGATGAAAAGGAAATATGACAAGTTTAACAGATCAACCCGAAAATATTAATCCTCTGGCAGATGTTCAGTTTAGATTTGATGTTGCGGCATTACCCAAAACTTCCTTTTTTGTTCAAACAGTTAATTTACCAGGCGTTACATTAGAAGGCGCGACTATAGCGACACCACAACTCCAAAACTTTTCTCGACATACTGGTATTATAACTTATGATCCTCTCAATGTTACCTTTTTGATTGATGAATATTTGAAAAATTGGCAAGAAGTATTTCAATGGATGGTTGGAGAAGAAAACAAATACACATCCGCAGTATTAACTATATTAAGTAGTTCTATGAATCCTACAATGGAATTACATTTCAAAGATATTTTTCCTACCTCATTATCAGAAGTATCTTTTGACAGTACTACAACAGATCCAGTATATCAAGTTGCAACCGTTAATTTTAACTATACAGAATATATTATTAAAAATTTATTGAACAATTAAAATGATTACAAGTGATTTTGTAAATTTATTATGGTTATTTAATTCCACCAGAGAAACAAGAGATATTATACGATTAGACTTGCGTGAAGCAGGATTATTATATAAGTATGCTAGATTATCATATCTTACTGAAGGTTCAATATTAGAAATTGGTAGGTATTGGGCAGGATCACTTGTTCTACTTGCTGTAGCAACACATAATACAGATGTAGAAATAGTTTCAGTTGATGTGGTTGAGGGGTGTCACGATCCTGATGCAGATGATTGGTTAAATGACTATAGTGAAAAGGATAGAATTGATATTAGAGTAGACAATTCATGGGCAATGGAAAATATACCATTATCTATGTTATTCGTTGATGGAGATCATTCGTATGAAGGAGTTAAAAGAGATTTTATCCATCATTGGAATCATTTAAATGGTTACTGTTTAGCACATGATTATGGTGATCCAACCTGTCCAGGCGTAACACAATTTATAGATGAATGGATCAATGATGGTTATGCCGATGGAATTGAACAAGAGGGCACAATGGTTGTTCTAAAAAAATTGAAAGATTATGAGATTGACAAGTGATAAAAAAATATTTGTCCCCGATGAAGATGATTGGTATAGGTGGGGTGCTGATTATGAACAAGGAGAATATGATAATATAATTAAACATATACCTAATTTTGATGTAGCACTTGATGTGGGAGCTCATGTAGGAATTTGGACAAGAAGGTTAGCACAAAAATTTAAAACTGTTGTAGCATTTGAACCTGTTCCTAAACATCAAGAATGTTGGAAAAAGAATATGGGAAACTTTGTCAAAGAAAATCCTGATTGGGGAAATTATACCACATTACATAATGTAGCATTAGGTCATGAAAATGGAACAGCTACAATGAAAGTTCCAGATACCACTAATACAGGAATGGCATCACTTGTCCATGAAATTTATAATGTAAGAACACAAGAAAGATGGGTACAGCCTGGATGGGAAAAATTTCCAGAAATACAAGTTAAAACTAGAACATTAGATAGTTATGAATTCGAAAAAATAGATTTCATGAAAATTGATGTTGAGTGGTTTGAACTTAGAGTTTTACAAGGAGCTGAACAAACTATAAGAAAACATAAACCTGTTATGTATGTAGAAATGCATGATACACAAGCCTTTAATTTTATGATGGATATTAATTGTGGTTATAGAATTATGGAAGCTTATGGTATGAATCGTTTATATAAGAGTAATACAGTATTAGAAGAATTGAAAGAAATGTTGAACAAATGAAGTTTGAAGAAATACAGAAATTATGGTCAGGTGATTGTGAAATTGATGAAACAGAACTATCTCAAGAATCTGTTAAAATTCCCCAATTACATAACAAATATTTAATTCTCTTTCATGATGAAAGATTAAGACTCCGTACTATGAAGTTTGATCATAGTAAACTTTTAAAAGTTAAAAGGGAGTATTATTCTGGAAGGATGGATGAAACCGAATTAGAGGCATATGATTGGGAGCCATTTCAATATAAGTTACTCAAGGCAGATGTACAAGAGTACATAGATGCTGATGATGACATAATAGAGGGTAAGAAAAAAATATCATTACAAGAAGAAAAGGTGGATTATCTTGAAGCCATAGTAAAGGGATTATCGAATAGAGGATATTTAATTAAAAATGCAATCGATTGGAAACGATTCACAGAAGGTCATTGAGGTAATTGAGGTTACTAAGAAAGATGAAGTATTCCTCAAGATAAACTGTGAAGCTGGCGTAGCGCAAGAAATTTGTGATTATTTCACATTTACTGTTCCGGGCCATACATTCATGCCAGCATATCGTATGAAAATTTGGGATGGTAAGATAAGATTATTCAATATTCACAATAGGTTACTGTATGGTGGATTACTTGAGTACGTGTTTATCTTTGCGGAGCCCCGAAATTATCGAGTGGCCCCGATAGGTTTTGATTGGAAACCTAGAAAAATAGCAAAAAATCAAGCTTTCCTTGATGACTTAAAGTTACCTTTTGAACCAAGAGACTATCAGTTAGATGGATTTCATCACGCCTTATCATACAAGAAAAGTTTATTAGTATCACCTACCGCAAGTGGAAAATCCCTAATCATCTATCTAATTGTACGAGCACTTAACGTTAAGACTCTCATAATCGTACCTACCACTTCACTTGTTTCTCAATTGTATTCAGATTTTCAAGAATATGGATGGGATTCCGCCAAATACTGTCACCAAGTCTACGCAGGACAAGATAAAGTTTCCGATAAACAAGTGGTTATTTCAACTTGGCAATCTATTTACAAACTTAACAAAAAAATATTTGAACCATACAAATTAGTAATAGGGGATGAAGCACATGGTTTCAAATCAAAATCCCTTACAACTCTTATGACTAAATGTGTGAACGCCGAATATAGAATTGGAACTACAGGAACATTAGATGGAACTCAAACTCACAAATTAGTACTTGAAGGTCTATTTGGTAAGGTTTATAAAGTAACTACAACCAAAAAATTAATGGATCGAAAAGAATTATCTTCTTTACACGTAGAAATTATATTGTTAAAGTATCCTGATGTGGTATGTGAACAATTTAAACAGATTAAGTACGCAGATGAGATAGAATTTTTGGTAGGACATGAGAAAAGAAATAAATATATAAGAAACTTAGTAATATCTTTGGAAGGTAATACTTTGTTACTCTTTAGATTAGTGAAAAAACATGGACGTATTTTATACGAAATGATCGAGGAGAAAACAGATGATAATAGAAAAACATTTTTCGTATTTGGGGGCACAGAAACAGAAGTCAGAGAACAAATCAGAGCAATTGCAGAAACAGAAAGAGATGCTATCATCGTGGCAAGTTATGGGGTATTCAGTACCGGCATCAACATTAGGAATTTGCATAACATTGTGTTCGCTTCTCCTTCTAAGTCTCGCATCAGAAATCTACAATCGATAGGTAGAGGATTACGATTATCCGATACAACAGACAAAACTACTCTGTACGATATAGCAGATGATTTACGATGGAAGAACAGAAAGAACTATGCTTATCGGCATCATGAAGATCGAATGAAAATTTATGAGGAAGAAAAATTTCCATATAAAATTCATAATATTTTACTTAAGGTATAAATGGCAATAGAACTCGATAAACAAGATCTAAAAGTAATACGATTAGATAATGGTGAAATAATCTTTTCAAAAGTAGTAGTAAATGATAAAAGTAAGGACAATGGTTATTTAGAATTACATTGGCCAATGAAAGTCATGATGAAATTTGATGATGAAGCAAAAAATACTCAACTTGCTTTACTTAAGTGGCTACCTTTTACAGATACTACATTTGTACCTTTGGCAGCGAGATGTATTATGTCTGTTTCTAAATTAGGTGAAGAATATGAAAACTTTTATTTAAATTCTGTAAAAGAAGATTCTGAACATACTCAGAATGAAGAATTAAATAAAATGGCAAAAATATTAGAAGATTTTGAACCTAATGGTCTAATGAATTGAGCCTTGACATCTATAAAATTTGTGATATAATAATACTACGACATTAATTGAAACAGATATAACATTATGGCAAAAAGAAAAAAGACAAATAAACTCCACTATGTGGACAATGCCAAATTTTTAGAGGCAATGATTGAATATAAAGCAGAATATGATAATGCAGTTAAAAAAGGTAAAGAACTCCCTCAAATTTCAGAATATCTAGGTTCAGTATTTTTAAAGATTGCTCAAAGATTATCATTCAGACCAAACTTCATAAATTATGCATTTAAAAATGATATGATTTCTGATGGAATAGAAAACTGTTTGCATTATATCCACAATTTTAATCCAGAAAAATCCAACAATCCCTTCGCTTACTTTACTCAAATAATTTATTATGCTTTTATTCGTAGAATACAAAAGGAAAAGAAACAACTCTACATAAAATATAAGAGTATGCAAAACTATGAAACAAATCCTAATTATATGGATATTGATCTTAGTGGTGAAGTATCAGAACATGAAAATATTAATGATTATAAAAACTCCGATTTTAAGGTAGTGGTTGATGAATTTGTAGATACCTTTGAAAAGAGTAAGAAGAAAAAAGTTATCAAGAAACAAGATACAGCTTTAGAACTTTTTATGAGCGCAGCATGAAAATAGCTTTAATCACAGATACTCATTGGGGAGCACGTGGAGATAGTCTCACCTTTCTAAATTATTTTAAAAAATTTTACGATAATATCTTTTTTCCTTATCTAGAAGAACATAATATCAAAACGTGTATTCATTTAGGTGATGTAGTTGATCGTAGAAAATTTATTAATTTCAAGATACTGAATGATCTA